TTCAAGGTTAGGTATAAATGAAGCCTCGTCTACTATTACCAGGTTGAACTTTCTACCTCTAAGGTTGTCCAAGCGTTCGCCTGTAAAGAACTCCACCTTGCCACCATTAGGGAAGCTGATATTTAAGTCCGATTTGTTATTAGGGAAGGGAAGGCTATTACAAAGCTTCTCAAAGAATACCTTTGCCAATTTATAGGTAGGGGTTATGTAAGCAACCTGACCGCCTTTTATTGCGGTTGTAATACATTTGATCTGGCTCAACTCCGATTTGCCGAACCTTCTACCGCACATAACCACAATGTACCTGGCTTCGCAGTCAAGTATCTTCTTTTGGTTTATATGTCCGTTAGGTAGTTCTATCCGCATTAAAGAATTGTCTTGCCGTCTACAAATACTATCTCAATCCTGTTATCTGTTTGTATATCCATTTGTTCCTTTGGCTTACCATAAACACGGGTTAGCAAAGTTTCTAAACTATAAAGGCTGCCCTTCTCTAAGCTCTTACGCATAGCTGCTGCAATCGTCTTTTCAAGTATTGTTGCCTTCGGGTTATCCCATACTGTTTTAAGTTCGTCCAAGTCCATTGACATCATAGCTTGGATAGTATCGTTTATCTCAGCAAGTTTATATCCTTGCTCTTTAAGTAGGCTTACATATTTACGAGGTCTGCCGTTTGGGTTTCTTATCTCGCCTTTCTGTACTGGTTTCAAATTATGTTCGTTTGCCATATCTTCTTATTTATCTCTTTGTTATTCCAAAGGTAACCCGTTCTTTTTAATAACTAATGTTGGGTCAAGTTTACGCATCCTGTCTACTATAACTTGGCAATATTTAGGGTCGAGTTCCATTCCGTAACACTTCCTTTTTAATTGATGTGAAGCAACCATTGTTGAACCAGAACCACTAAAAATATCTAAAATTGGCTTCTCATCTAAAAATGATATACACCATTCCATTACCTTGATTGGTTTCATAGTAGGGTGCATCTTCTCCTCGCCACCCCAATGGTGAGAAAATAATCTACAATTTTTTCCAACATTTGACCAAGCTAATTCAAATTCACTAAAACTTAATCCGTCATTTTTTTTATGCCAACATAACCAATCATTAGTTACATCAAGTCTATTTGTAAAATAATTACCACCCCAAATAATAGCTTGGTCTATTAAAGCTAAAATATAAAAAAAGTCAGGCACTTCGTTATCCCAATCTTCGCCTCTATGAAATTGCTTTTTACCTGTACCAAGTGTTTGTTTATTTGCTTTAATACCATATGGTGGGTCGGTAAGTAAGTTACATTTATCTCCTTTAATTAAAAGTTCTACCTTTTCAATATCCGTACTATCCCCACAAAGCAATCGGTGTTCCCCTATCTCAAATAAATCTCCTAATACTATATCCGTTTCAATCCCTCCGTCTGGAACTGCAAAGTCATCTTCCTCAGCTTCTATAACTTCTGCATCAAAGCCGGGTATGTCTAACCCCCAATCTATTAACTCCTGCTCATCCCAATTATTAGCTAAGTCGTTCCAATCCCACTCGCCATAGCCTACGTTGTCTTTAACTATAAATTCCTTTTGCTGCTGTTCGGTTAATTCACTTGCTTTGATAATCGGTATCTCTTTAAGTCCGGCTTCCTTACAAGCCTTTAATCTCATATTACCACCAAGCACAACCATATCGTCATTAACTACAATAGGTCTAAGGTTAAGCATCTGAGGGAACTCGTTAATTGACTTTACGAGCTTTGCAAACTTATCGTCTTTAATTATCCTAGGGTTGTTAGGGTTTGCTTTAACTGTGTTGATTGGTACGTTTTGTATCATAGTATTCCGTTTATTATATCGTTTGCTTCGTCTATTGCGTCTTCTTGATCTAAGTAAGTGTCTACGTCTGCTATGTGCTTATTGATTAAAGTTTCTGCCATCGCATAGGTGTAGTTGCCTATGGTTGTCATATCATCTCCATTCATACCTGTCTTACATACTGCAACAAAGTAAGCCTTATGTGTTAGGATAAACCATATAGCCCATAACTTTCTCATCTGCCTTGTCCTTTGTATGCTTTTTCTCTGGGGGTGTGCTTGTTAAAAGACTTCTTTGCAGAGCCTCTTTTGCGTTTGCCAAAGCTAACTTTGTTATTGTTTTCTTTAATCTTTGCCATAATTCTTTGCGTGTATATCTTTTAGGAACTCTTTATATTGTTTTTTGTCTCCGTATTCTATGTGGCACTTCCTACAAAGTCCCATCAGGTTTTCTATTGTGTCCTTCTCATTTGTGCCACCCATACCTCTCGCCTCTATATGATGCACATCTACCGCTTGTGAGCCACACACTTCACAGGGAATGAAGTCAGTTTTTTTATACCCCATCCCCTGCAAATAAAGTTGCGTGTGTTTTTTCATAGCTTCCCCATTAAATTTTCCGTTGATTAATAATTAAAAATTTAACTATGAAAATTATTTTCCGTCTATTTCTTTTAGTTTGTTAATAGCCCACTCAACTCCGCTAGTGCCACCCCAAGCATCCCACATAAGACCGCCACAACCTTCGCTATAAGGTACATCTTTATGCTGCTGATGTCTTTTGAATGAAGCCATACGAGCAATAGTGTCTCTGCTTATCGGCTCTTTGTTTGCTAATTGTCTTGCTCTTGCTTTGCCGGTTGCTTCGCCACAAGAACCCCAACCATTTTTCTCTGCCCATTCTATTGCCCTCTTTGCGTTATTAGTTGCACTCTCTGGGTAATCGGTATAGCTATCAGCGAACTTGCCACCTGCCAGGATAGCCTTCCAAACTTGCATAGCTTTCTCTTCGGTTTCGTACACGCAGCCTCCGTTACCAATCCTATATTTTCCGTTTGAGCATTTAATTACTGGCATAGTTTACTATAAATATACTTTCGGTCTAAATTTATCTCCTCAAAGTTATAGGTCTTTTTGCAAAACTCAAATAGTTTATCTCCGCTTTCCTTTCGCATCTGCTCATCATTAACTAAATCTTTGATATGCTTATACCAATCCTTTTGGCTTTTAACGTAATGCACCGGCATATCTAGGTAAGGATTAACCTGGCTTACAATGGCAGGGTTCTTTTTAGAAGCCGTCTCTAATACTTTAAGATTTGACTTCATAGCGTTAAACTTGTTATCTACCAATGGTATAATTGAAATATCGCTATCTGTGTAAGCTCCCATATATTCTGTAACCTTTGCATAGTTATAGATCGTGGGGTTAAGTTTTAGTCCGCAAGTAAACGCGTCTATCATTTTATCCCATACCGGCTTCTCGCCATCGTTGTACCCGGCTATCACAGTTCTTATATTCATACCTTGTAACCTTTTGAAAGGATGCCTAATTAAATCTAAGTCCCTTTCGTGTGTTCCGCTTCCTGACCAGAATAGTCTAACCTTGTCGCTTTCTAGTTTCTCATCTCTAAACTGCTCATCTCCATAAGGTAAAGCGTTTGGTAATATATGAACGTTGTTATTGTATTTAGTTATCTCTGCTGCTAGTCTATTGTGAGTGCAGGTGCAAAGGTCAGCAATTTCTAAATAGTCAGTAATGAGTTTAGGTATGTTATTGAGCTTGTATCTTAAATACAACAAATGGCTTTCGCTAAGTTCCCAATAATCGTCATTATCTACTATCAACTTAAAGCCATACTTAGTTCTCCAAGTATCCATTTGCTTTGCATCAATCTCGTTAAGCATTCTATTCATTAGAACTATATCCCACCCCTGCTCTAATAACTCATCATTAAGTACGTCTGTAATAAGTGCGTAGTCCTTTTGCATATGTACTATTGGCATCATTATCCTATGAAAGCCTACACCCGAATTGGCTGAGGTTATACAAAGTATTCGCATCTTATATTCTTTTGGTTGTGATAGATGTCTTGGTATTTTTCCCATACACTTTGTGCTCTTGCCAAGCTTTCGTCTTTCATTCGTCTGTAATCTGTTCCGTTGCCTACATCGTGTCCGATGTGTTCTGACCTCATATCCGGCAGGTAGTAATTTGTAAAGCCTGTAATAGTTGCTCGTTCTCCGTAATCTCTATCCTGCATACCGTAGGGGTCGTACTCTTCATTGTAACCCCCAACCGCATCTATAAGCTCACGAGTGATAAAATTATCGCCAAAGGGTGTATGCGTTTTATGTACTCCGTCTACTATTGGTGGCAGTTCCTCTACACAATGTATTCCTATTATGCCGGTCTTTTCTATTCGTTGTGCAAATAAAACAAACTTAGCTAACCAATTATCAGGTAGTAAAATGTCATTGGCTAATAAACAAACCGCATCATAGTTTTGAGTTATCCTAAGACCTGCATTTACTCCGGCTGCTATGCCTCGCTTTTCTTTTGATAAGTCATAACCGGCAAACGGGTAGTTAAAGTTCTCGTGCGTATCGCTGCCGTTATCTATTAAGAAGCAGTCTGCATTGTAACCTGAGTTGTAAAAGTTCTGGTTAATTACACGCTGCGTTAAGTCGTGCCTGTTTTGTGTAAGTAATAAAATAGCTACTTTCATTATCTTATGTTTGAGCCGATTTCCCTTGCCGGAACTCCTGCGTATTTAGTGTTTGGTTTTGCATCTCCTTTTACAAAAGCACTTGCACCTATCATACAATTTTCTCCTACATTTGCAAACTGATGTAGAACTGCATTAAGTCCTATGTTAGCACCATTGTCTACAATAGAATGTCCACCTATTTTTGCTCCGCAGCTTATTGTTACATTGTCTAAAATAGTACAATCGTGTCCAATGTGTGCGTGTTTCATTATAAAACAATTATTTCCGATAAAGGTATCTATTTCAGTTCCGGCATCTATTGTTACAAGTCCTGTAATAACATTGTTATCGCCTATGTATACTTTGCCTTTTTCTTTTTGCCAAAACTTTTTATGCTCGGCAGGGTCTCCAATAATACAATAAGCTCCGATGTAGTTGCCATCTCCGATAATTACGTTATCGCCTATAATAGCGGTAGGGTGTATAAAGTTTGCCATAGTTAAGTAGTACAGGCACAATCATATGCCGGGTTTATGTTATCTAAATCAAATTCCTTAAACAAGTTATTCTGTGATATGCTTTTAAGCGTTTCTATTGTTACACCATTAAAGTAAGTGTATTTGCTATTCTTTTCGTCATTGATCCATTCGTCTGCAAGTTCTGGGAACTCTCTTAATATTGCTAAGATAGCATTTTTACCTTTCATAAAACACAAAGTACAGTTCCCTAATATAGAAGGTATTTCCAAAGTGTAAGGCTTTTTGCTCCAATACTCATTTACCATTTGTTTAGTAATCTTGCTTTCAAACAAAGGGAACTTATCGTGTACCTTCTTAAATCTTTGAGTGCGTCTGCTAACTCGCATTGGTTCGTCAAATCTAAACCCTACTAAGTTTTCAAATTCTCTAACTCCTATGCTTCTTAAATATCTTTTAGCAGTTTTAATCTTTAATTCTATTGTGCAAAATCTTTTGAACTGATTAGGTAAGGCTTTATTCTTTTTTAACATTCCCGTAAAGCCACCATCATAACTTATTCTTGTTACAGGTATATTTTCAAAAGCCTCAAAGTCATTAATAAATTTATAGGTTTTAGGGTGTTCCCTCATAGTATCGCAGAATAATACTATGTCTCCTGGCTTATATTCTTGGATAGTCATATAAGCAGAAGTCTTGCCACCGCTAAAATTAATTACTCTTTGCATTGCGTTTAGGTTTTGGTTGCTCTTCGTACC